AAATTCACGCTGACTTCCAATTTGAATGGCAGTCAACGCTTGATTGGTACTTTGAACAATCTGATAATAGCTTGATAATGTACTATGATAGTCAATAAAATTCGTAAATTGCATGGAAATTCCTGAGTAATTGCCATAGATTCTGCCAATTGTGCTTTGGTATTGAAACATAGATGTAAAGGCTTCATCTTGATGTAGATCGGCAACTGCATCATATGTTGCCTCTTGTGTAATATGTTGTGATCCACCCTGATATTGATAGGCAGTACCAAAATGATAATTACCAATGATTGTACTAAGATTGGTTTCCAAATGTTTGTAAATGGAAGTATATCCAATTGCATCCGTTTTCATGGTTTTAAAGGAATTGGCATGAAGACCAGTGACGGCTAATTCTTGTGATAGAGTCTGACTGTACTTTTTAGCAAGATCACGCTGAATGGAAGTATGAAGTGTATCGTGTACAATCGCAAAACGATTTTGTTGTGAATCATAGGAGAATCGATATTGATTGACATTTCGCATTTCAAATGTTAAATATTTGCGATATCCATCTAATATAGTCTGATTAATAGTACATAGTGTACTATATACAGGATGATCAAACCCCTGAAAGGGGCCCATAACACGGGTAAATACTTCATCAAATGACATTCCACCTGTATTTAAAAAAGGTTCGCTGCGATGGGTTGCAACAAGTTCCTTTAAAATGGGAAAGTAATAGGCAACAAATGCAACTTGTTCGGTAATAGTAACAAAAAGGTCAATGTGTTGTTGTGTATAATAGGTATTCATAATATTTTCTTTGGTATGTCCACCATATCGATAATTAGTTGCTTTAGACAAAAAAGTATCACCAGGTTCATTAAATAAGACGGAAATATCTCGTGTATTCATGAATATATCACGAAAGTTAGGATAAGAAATAAGATTCAATGGCGGAGTACTATTGGCATGAACTGTTAATTCTTGTGCTAGTTGTGGATTACTGTAAATTCCATCAGGAATTGCCACGGTTGTTAACAGGGGAGATCCTGAAGGTGCAGTTCGCCCTTGTTCAATCATGGCAAGGCCATTCATAGAGGTAGTACAATTAACAATGGCTAAACAACTGGAGATACATTCAGGAGCAACTCCATCTAGAATAAATTTAGCACGTAAACTACTTGTCACCCAGGTATCGAGGCCAATGGCACCATTTGGTTTAGGAAATGTCATTTGTGTAAATTGAAAGCGTGTAACACGTTGATAGACACGTGGTAATTTAATTTGAAAATTATAGGCAGTAGGATATACTGCTCTATCACGATTCGTTGATTTAATTGAAATAAGACTGGTTCGTGTAGCTTTGGCCGGATTAGAATAGGTATAATTTGCGAGAGAAGTGATATTGGTAGAGGGATCCCATTCTCCCCATGAATCCGTTTGATGAAAATTCCGATATTTTAATCGATCAGCAGGTGTATCCATTTTGGGACCAGCCGTACGGAGAATGGCATATCGTGGATCATAATCACGATCCAACCGTGAATCAAATCCAACTGATTCTTGCGAGGCTAGATCACTTTCATCATCGGTATCTTGATCTGTATCACTTCCTGAGTCATAGGGCATATAATAACTGCCCACGGGAGGAGCCTGACTCATTCTACTGGTTGAGGCATTTTTTCTTTATATTAAATTCATGGTAATATAAAGAAAGAGAAGAAAGGACAGGTATGAATGAAGATCTATATAATTTAGAACATGCTTCACAGTTTTTAAATCGTAATGCCAATACATACAATAATCCACTTCTATTTAATCCCAATTCACCCAATCAATTCTTGGTAACACCTTATAATAATAATACACTAAATGCGACGACCATGAATTCCATCGATTATTTATCTTCTCTCTATTCATCACTGTTTAGCAGTATTACCTTTTTCCTTAATTTCTCAACCTATACACTATCCATTTCAACCATTCAGCCTGTACCAACTGATCCATCGCAAACGGTGACTATCAATGCATCAACAATTAATATGAATGCAATGAATGCAATTCACATTACAACACCCCTTGTAACAATTAGTAATACATTAACTGTCTCTACGATTAATGCGATCAGTATTAATTTTTCAACCCTTACAGGGAGTACTATTACTGGAAATACAGCTAACTTCTCAACATTAAGTGCATCAAGTATTAGTACAGGTAATCTTAGTTTTTCTACCATATCGGGTAATATAGCCACTGTGAATTTTGCAATTGTTAATTCTACATTGAATGCATCAAGTATTAGCACAGGAAATCTGACCTTTTCTACTATGACAGGAAATACAGCTACTGTGAATAATATAACTGTAAATTCTACACTAAATGCGTCAACGATCAGTACCAATACACTTACTCTTAGTCGGCTTAATTATTCTACGCTTGTAGGAAGTACCATTAGTACAAATACAATTGCAGTAGGATTGACACTTACTGCTTCATCGATTATCACAGTTACACTTGCATTTTCTACTATGACAGGAAGTACCATCGCTACTAATATGGCAACTGTCAATTCTACTATCTCCGCATCTACTGTTAGTACAACAAACTTATTTATTTCGTCATTGATTGGAAGCAATATTACTACAAATACTCTTACTGTTAATTCTACTGCAACAGTTTCTACTATGAATGCAATCAATATTACGTATTCTACATTGTCAGGAAGTACACTCACAGCAAATACAGTTACTGTTAACTCTACACTAACTGCTTCTACCATAAATGCGGTTAATATTACCTATTCTACATTATCAGGAAGTACTATTACTGCGAATACCATAACAGTTAATTCCACGCTAACTGCTTCTACCATGAATATTAATACACTCGCATTTTCAACTCTATCAGGAAGTACCATTACTGCGAATACAATGACGATTAACTCAACAATCACAGTTTCAACGGTAAATGCAATTAATATCACGTATTCTACTCTATCAGGAAGTACAATTACTGCCAATACACAGACAATTAATTCTACGCTAACGGCATCAACAATCAATGCAAATGTGGTTACCTATTCTTCGCTAACAGGAAGTACGATTACTGCGAATACGATAACCATTAACTCGACTCTAACGGCATCTACCATGAATATTAATACACTCGCATTTTCAACTCTATCAGGAAGTACGATCACTGCCAATACACAGATCATTAATTCCACACTAACAGCATCGACAATCAATGCAAATGCGGTTACCTATTCTTCGCTAACAGGAAGTACCATTACTGCAAACACAATAACGATTAACTCTACACTAACCGCATCTACCATGAATGTAAATGCATTTACTTATTCTTCGCTAACAGGAAGTACCATTACTGCAAACACAATAACGATTAACTCTACACTGGCGGCATCAACACTGAATGTGAATGCATTTACTTATTCTACGTTAACGGGAAGCACGATTACTACCAACACACAGACAATTAACTCTACGTTAACGGCATCTACAATCAATGCAAATGCGGTTACTTATTCTTCGCTAACAGGAAGCACCATTACTGCCAACACACAGACGATTAACTCCACACTAACGGCATCGACAATCAATGCAGTTAATATTACCTATTCCACACTAACAGGAAGCACCATTACTGCCAACACACAGACGATTAACTCCACACTAACGGCATCAACAATCAATGCAGTTAATATTACCTATTCTACACTAACGGGAAGTACCATTACTGCAAACACAATAACGATTAACTCCACACTAACCGCATCAACACTGAATGTGAATGCATTTACTTATTCTTCGCTAACAGGAAGTACCATTACTGCAAACACAATAACGATTAACTCTACACTTACTGCTTCTACCATAAATGCAAATGCGGTTACCTATTCCACACTAACGGGAAGCACGATTACTGCCAACACACAGACGATTAACTCCACAGTCACTGCATCGACGATTAATGCAATTAATATTACCTATTCTACGTTAACAGGAAGCACGATTACTGCAAATACACAGACAATCAACTCCACACTAACGGCATCGACGATTAATGCAGTTAATATTACTTATTCAACACTAACAGGAAGCACCATTACTGCAAACACTGCAACAATTAACTCGACACTCACTGTTTCTACTGTGACAGCCAATACCATTACCATCAACTCTACAGTAACAGCATCAACGATCAATGCTAATGCAGTCACCTATTCAACGTTGACAGGAAGTACCATTACTGTCAATACGCTTAATGTTATTTCAAGTACAAAAAGTGGATCTACATTGGAAACCGTTACAGTAAGTACCAATCAATTAATCTTTTCTAGTATTATTATGCGTCCTAATACATTTGCTTCGGTAACATCATACAGTAATACAGGAGCAGATACATATTCCTCTATCTTAATTAGTATGAATGGGACTCTATGGAAAATTCCAATTCAACTTGTATAAAACTAGTTAATATTGGCTAGGAATTGTTTGCATTCGAACATTCATCGAAAAATTGGTGTATCCATTATTATAATAGGAATCACTAATAACATCAAAACGCTTGACAACTTCACCCTGTCCACCCGAAGAGGAAATAAGAAGTGGGAAAGAATATCCTGAAAGACTAAGAACAAATCCATTGGTGAATGTACTTGGAAAATCTATACGATAGGGACGTCGATAATTGTATGCAATATTATTTGTTGTACCAATATTGATTGTACTATATTTTGGAATTGTAGTAAATGACCAACTTTTATTATAACCACTCAATGATCGTAAATAATAGATTGTACTTGCACTTTGTCCAATAACAGTCCACATTGATCCACTCCATGTTACACTTGTTCCCTCTACACTATTTCCAAATGTATCCGTCAAAATGCCTATTCCATCAAACCATGTCGAACCATTATAAGAATAGGAAGTCATCGCTGTATTACTCTTACCAGCAGCGATCCACATGGTTCCATTCCATGCGATATCATTTCCCCATCCTCCTGGAAATGGGTTTGCACCATACCATGTCATTCCTGTAGAGGGAATAGTCGTATCAGGAGAGTATGCTGCAGTATAACCTCCACTTCCAACTATAACCCATTGATTTCCATTCCATGCAATTGCATTTCCAGTGTTTAGTTGATTGCTATTTTGATTTGATGTCCAGGTAATGCCTCCAAGTGAAACAAGTGTAGAATTGGCACCTTGGCCGACAGTTACCCATACATCTCCATTACATGCAACATCACTCCATTCAGTAACGGTGGTACTAGGAATGGTTGCTGCAAACCAGGTCGTAATTCCTGGAGAAAAGGCAATCGCGCTCGTACTTTGTCTTTTTCCTACTGCAACCCATAAATTACCATTTGCTTTAACGCTATTTCCATATCCCCCTGAAAAGACATTAAACATACCATCAATTGATGACCAATTGATTCCATCACGGGAATATTCAATGGTTGAATTGGTTGAACCACCTCCTACTGCCACCCAGTAGGCGCCATTCCAGTCGATCCCTTTTGCTCCATATCCTCCTGAAAGGAGACTACTTGTATAGGACCAATTGATGCCATCGCTGGAGTATGTAATATCATTTATACCATTGCTAACTGCCACCCATTGATTTGGAATCGATGCTCCAAAGTAATACCTTTGTGTAGCAAGAGGATATTGATCTAAATTCCCTTGAATATCATTCGAATACATGCTTACGACGGTAGGTTGAAAGATATTGATTGAATTCTTCTTAAGGGTTGTGCCTGTAACTGCCTGATTTATATTATAAGTATGGACAGAAATGTCATTCGTTGTAATACTGGATGTAATAAAGTTCTGAATGGTAAATGTACATGTATATAATACAGTGGTGGATACAATGGAAGTAGAAAGATAAGATGCGAATAATTGTGAGGCAATGATACTGCTTCCTGTTAACGCCGAGAAGGTCTCATTGATAACAGAACAAGAGGATGCTGTCAATGAATTTGTAGTAATGCTACTTCCTGTAAGGGTTGAAAATGTTTCACTACCTACTACAATGGATGATGCAGTAAGTGAACTAATAAACATAGCATTTCCCGTTAATGTATAGCATATTTCACCCTGTGTTTGTACATAATTAGTAAAAATGGATCCCGTGGAAATGCTGCTACCTGTTAGAGTTAGAAAGGTTTCATTTCCTACCGCAATGGAGGATGCGGACAATGTAGATACCGTCATTGTTATCCCTGAAATGGTTCCACTGTCCATGGTAAAGGACGATGCAAAAAGAGAGGAAACACTGATGCTACTCACCGTATTGGACGAAATAATAAAGGTTGATGGGTAAAAATCATCCACCGTAACCGTTGTTGCAACAAGTGTAGAAACAGTGACGCTGGATATATAGGGGTTATTGGTGGGAGCTAATAAACCATTGGTAGAGGTAATAAGTAGATAATTGCTGGAAACAGGATAATCATAGGGCCCAACAAGATAGGTATTTTGTTCGGATTGGTCTAAATAGGTTCGAATGATAAAAGGACCACTATTAATAGGGGTGATACCTGACGAACTCATCTATATACAAGGTTAGAAGGTTTTCGTTTTCATAATAACGGATAAATTCGTAAATCCCTCATTGTAATAGGACTCGCTAACAATATCAACGCGGCTACTAGATAGGGTAGATAGAGGAAGTGTAACACCTGATAGGCTACTAATAATAGCAAGTGTAGATGTAGATGGAAAGATCAGTTGATAGGGGCGGCGATAATTATAGGCCACCTTGCTTCCTTGTGTAAACATAGTGGAGGTTAAACCAAACCAATTCGAACCATCATAAGAATAACCGATTGAATTTGTACCTGATCCCGTGGCAACCCACATGGCACCATTCCAGGCAACCCCATTGCCATATGTTGTAAAAATGGTATTTCCATTTACAGAAGAAGACCATGTTACACCGTCATAGGACCATCCCATGCTAGTAGAGCCACTTCCTGTAATAACCCATGTAGAACCATTCCAGGCAATGCCTCGTCCATTGGAGAGAATTGTATTTCCATTAAGGGATGACAACCAGGTTGCTCCATCATAGGAATAGGCCACGGAATTTCCACCTGCACCTATAGCGACCCACATGGAACCATTCCAGGCGATATCTTGGGCACTACTGGTAATCATACTGTTACCACTTGCAGAAGCCGTCCAGGTGATACCATCATCTGAATAGCCAATACGATTGGTTCCTGCTCCTACTGCAACCCATCGTCTTCCATTCCAAGCAGTGGCAAATCCTGTGGTAAATAGATTTGTTGCACTGGTCCATGTGGTTCCATTATTAGAATAGGCAATAGAGGTTGTTCCTGCACCGACGCCAACCCACATGGAACCATTCCAGGCGACCCCATTTCCTGTTGTAAAGAGGCTATTGCCACTGACAGAGGATGTCCATGCAATACCATTATTAGAATACGCCACACTATTTGTTCCTGATCCCATGGCAACCCACATGATACCATTCCAGCTTACGCCATTTCCCTGTGTAGTAAACATCACATTTGGTGTACTGACGGTTATCCACTGTAGCCCATTATTGGAATATGCCAAAGAGGAGACACCATTTCCTGTTGCGATCCATCGATTTTGAATACTGGATCCAAAGGTATAGAGTTGCGGAATCAAGGGAGCATGATCTAATTCTGCTTGAATAGAGGAAAGAACTATATTGGTAAAAGGATAAACAGATTCCATTTTTATAGTAACTCCCGTTACTGCCTGATTAATAATATAGTTATCAACGGAAATACTACTGGCAAACGTAAAAATAGGAAATATAGTCGAGTAAAAAATGCTACTTAGATTGGTACTATTGACTTCTAGTGTACCACATCCAAGACTTGATGTAACAAGTGATGTGACAGAAATGGTATTCCCTGTAGCAGAGGATACACTCTTGCTAATCGTAATCAGATTGGTTGTAATTAGGTTATCCGTGCGAATGCTACTTCCTTGCAGTGTAGTGAAGATTTCATCATTTGTAGCAATGGTAGAAACAAATAGGGAAGATGTAGAACCGATATCCACTATAATACTGGATACGACAGTATCTGTAACAGTAATCGCTCCTGAAAATAAAGAGGTTGTTTCAATGGTACTCCCCCCTGTCAAGGAGGAAAAGGTTTGATCTATGACAACGATAGAAGAGGTAAGAATGGCAGGTGCCGTAAAGGTGGATGCAGTCAGAGTAGTAAAGGCAAGTGAACCAGCATATACGGTCAATTCATTTAAACTGGTTGAATCAAAGGAGGAAATGGCAATTGTACAAATGGTAAAGAGGTCGCAGGTAAGATCCGATGCATAGATGGAACTTGCCCGAAGGCTAGATACTGTAATCGATGTAGTAGAAATTAATAGCCCATTTGTGGATGTTATGAGAACATCATTACTTCCTACAGGATAGTCATATTTCCCAAGCATATATGATTCATTGGTTACATCAGTAAGATAGGTTCGAAGAATGATACCACCGCCATTAACGGGTGTTATGCCCGTCGAGCTCATCTATCAAACGCATCTGAAAATATGGGGTTCAAGTGCGCATAGGCTCTCCATCTTAAATATCCGGAACAACTAACAGGATGCCAGCGGGAGGAGGTTTATTACAACTCGTCGCCACAGGAAAACAAGACTTATTCCTCACAGGAAACCCTCAAATTAGTTTTTTTAAAATGGTATATCGTCGCCATACAAATTTTGCTACGGAATCACAACCTATGTATTTTGATGGTACCCCAAATTTTGGTCAACGAATTACTTGTTTGATTCCACGCCGCGGCGATCTATTAGGAAAGGTCTATTTGGATGTAACCTTGCCACAACTTCGAGATACCTCAGGTGCAATTATTTCGTATACTAATTCGGTTGGACATGCTCTTATCCAGGAAATTACATTTGAAGTGGGTGAACAAGAGATTGATCGGCAAACAGGAGAATGGATGGAACTATGGACACAGCTTACGACACCTGCTGGTCAGCGAGAGGCACTAAATGAAATGATTGGGCGCATGGAACCGTATAATCCCCCAAATTTAATACCAGGAGACAGCTCCGCAGGATTGCGTCTCTTGATTCCCCTCCAGTTCTATTTTTGTAGCAATCCTGGTCTTTATCTACCTCTCTTGGCACTACAGTATAGTCAGATTCGTATTAATATTACGCTCCGACCCTTACAGCAATTATTTTGGATCCCTCCTCCCAATCCGGCTTCTCCGACTCAGCAATGGCTTCCTGCATGTAGTACACAGGTTGATTGTACAACGCAGATTGTAAATATGATGTTATGGGGAGAATACGTCTACTTAGATGTGGAAGAGCGTCGACGATTTGTTAGTAACTCCCATGAATACATCATTGAGCAAGTACAGTATACACCGCCCTATTCGATTACGGCACAACAGACGACCGCAACCATTTCGGTTGAATTTAATCATCCCATTAAGGAATTTATCTTTGTGGCACAGCGTGATGAAATGATTAATCGTAATGAATGGTTCAATTATAGCAATTTGGCGATTGGAGAACAATCTCCTGCTCTTGTTGTTCCTTATATTAACTCTAATGCACCAGCGGGGCGGCTAGATCTCATCTCTGCTGCCAAGTTACAATTGGATGGATATGATCGATTTGCAGAGCGTAGTCCGCCCTACTTTCGACTCCAGCAGCCCTATGAACATCATACGACCACTCCGGTCAACTCCTTTATTTATAGCTATTCATTTGCGCTTCGACCTGAGGATTCGCAGCCTACGGGAACAATGAATGCTAGTCGAATTGATAGCATTGTTTGGCAGATCCAAATGAACCCCGTTCTCAGCAACCCGCTTATTCAACCTGCATGGCGTCAGCGAGGCAATTGTCATATTGTGGTGTATGCACACAATTATAATGTATTTCGCGTGATCAATGGTTTCGGTGGTCTACTCTTTACAATCTAAGGTGGGAGAAAGATGATACAAAAAAGTCACACTAGACAGTAATAATGAGCGAACCTGCTCCATCAGGCAATACTTCTCCACCAGGCAATACTCCGTCTGCTCCACCCCCTGCAGCAGTTGGACTAAACCCAAATGGTTCGCCCATTGCAGCACAAAAAGCAGCACAAAATGCAGCACCAAATAAAGCTGCCTCAGAACCACGTGCCTGTCCTCCTCCTACCGCAGAAGAACTTGCAAATAAATCACAAGCGGAGCAGGAGCGATTAAAGCGAAAATTCGAAGAGGAATGTGCTGCGAAGAAACGCAAAGAAGAAGATCAAAAACGTCGAAATGACGAGACAAAGGAATATGAGGAAGGAAAAGAATCTCGTCCAAAGGAGCGAAAAGAGGAGCTCGAACAACATCATAAAAGTCAGCAGCAAGATGCGGACAAATTATTTGAACGACAGAAAGCGGATAAAGAATTTGAGGCAAAAACAAAGCGCCCTCCTCCTGGTGTAAATAAGTTAGAATACTGGGAGCAAGGTGATGTGGGTCCTGAAATTTCATCGAAACAACAGCGGGGTGCTTTTTTGTCTTATGATCTCTTTGTTATTTTATCTGTATTAGGCGGATTCTTAGCGTTGGATCACTTATATTTACGTTCACCTATGACATTTGCCGCTAAATTATTGACAAATGGAATGTTGTTTGGAGCCTGGTGGATTTATGATGCCGTCATGGCGCTTACTACAAAGGATGTAATCAAAGTATTTGGTCTTAATATTCCTCTATGGGGCCCAAGAGGAATTGGTGCTGGTGCGCTGGGAAGAAATGAGGCGGATTCCAATCATTTGACGTTTTTCTTTTATTCCCTGGCGCTGTTTTTTGGTGGTATTTTTGGACTTGATTCCTTTCTCGTGGGAGATAATAATTCAGGATTGATTCGTTTGGTATGCTGCATTTCTATCATTGGCCTACCGATCGCATTTGTTTGGTGGTTTTATCGAGCTTTTCGATTTTTTACAAATACCAAATCGGTTATTAGTGAATACAATGATTATTTTGGAGGGCCGCCTGGTGGTTTCACTTCGTTTGGTGGCATAATTGATCCCACATCGATGGTTGGCGCAATTATTCGCCCGATTACCAGTTTAGGTGAACGTATTCTAGATACATGGAATACAACCATTGGAACTGTAAGTACGATTGCGAGTACAGTAAAACAGACGGGTGATATTATTAAAGGAATGTCAGTACCCAATCCAGTTCAGGCACCGGTAGATGCAGCCTTACAAGCAGCAGCAATTGCAAGACCACAACAAGGTGGATCTCTCGAATCCAGCTTAAATGTGCTGCCCTATACTCTTCTAGGTACATTTGCCCTCATCGTTCTTTCCGGATTCTTTTTGACCTATCGACGCATTAAGAATGACCGACCTGAGAAAGATGACACTCCTCCCGAACCAGGAGTTTTTCGAAAGTCTGATCCAAAAAAATCCCCCCAACCCGCATGATCCCATTGTGATTATTAAGTTTACAGCGTCCTGGTGCGGACCCTGTAAGCGAATTGATACCAATATGCTTCTCAATCTTCATCCAAATATCAAGTGGTACGAGTGTGATTTGGATGAAAATGATTATACTCCAGGCTATTGCGGTGTAAAAAGCATTCCCTGTTTTCTTGCCATTTTGAATGGTGTTCCTCAGCCCATTTTTCAATCCTCGGATACCATGAAGGTTATTGCCTGGATGAAGGGAGGCTGTAAGGCTTAGAAAAAATAACATAATATAGACGGATCGTTGTATTGACTACACATTTGTGGTGTATACATGGATCTCATAAAAGGATGTGTCGCGCGATGTGAATTCTTTTTTAATTCAGAGATAAAGAAATCTAAAAAGGGGCGGCCGCGGCGGCGTTCAGGATGCCCCTGGACACCATAGATGGGATAATATTTTCCTTCCATGGCCGCCACATATTCCTTTCCATTACTATCGACGGCAGTTGCTAATATACGATAAAATCGGCGCAAATGATCGTTCTTCATAAATTGTTCAGGAGAAATGCCATATTCATGATCTTGTACCATGGATGCTTTTGTAATGGATTGCATCATTCGTGAATGGGGTGCAGCGGATGTTAATTGAATCGGCAAAAATCCTTCAGCTTCGTGATGTTTTAGTCGTGTGAACCCTCCCACTAAAAAAAGAAGGAGTTGAAATCCGAAACACGTGCCCCAAATGGGAAAGTACTCTTTTGGTCGAAGGGATAATTCAAAAAAACGAGTAACCGTTTTCATCAAGGTTGCATTGTTAACGTCATATCCTTTATCCGTACCTGGAATAAAGAGACCATTTATAAGGGGAAAATAGGATTCAGGATGAGGAGTATCATAGGGAATGGGAAGAACCCGCACTCCTCGATTTTCAAACCAATCTACATAGGATTTCATAATATGAGAGGTTCCATGTCTTGTTTTTCGTAAATGTGGAAGCGTAAGAATCCCCACACAAAGAGAACGGTGAAGATTACCGGTTTTCTTTATGGTATATCGGTGTACCGTACTCATTACGCTACTAAGATGCTATCTTAATTCGCAAATAATAAGCGGCCTCGTCCTTCTTTCACTTCATAGACATTCCACCCTTCTGTAAATACGCGAAATTCTGATTTGCGCTGTGCCAAGGTAGGATTTAATGTAACATTTGCTAATTCTAGATAAAGTGTGGGTCGGTCCGCGGTCGTTAAATTTACGGTTCCTTCGGGCTGACGTGCCGCAGGATATACCGTACCATATGTTTCTCCCGTTGACCATTTCATTTCTCCTAACTTCTTTCCATTCCCCTTTTCATCCTTTGCTAGTTGACAAATGGAATCCCACAAGAATGGCTCATGAATCAATTCGCGATCTTTACCTGCAATAATCAGTTTCATACGATAATAAAATTCACCATAGGGTATGGTATAGGGCTGTGTTTCTGTGGGAGTGCGGAGTGTAAAATAGTCATTTTCAAAATGATCCAGTTGATTGTTATCGATAGAATTGTAATTACGAAAAAACCAAAAGATTTTTTCTGTAGGATGTCGGCCATCTAGATAGCGAGTAACTGCCGCGGTACCGCCCTTATCTAAGGGAATGTAATCGAGTTCTCCAAATGTGAAATTATTTTCAAATTGACGGCGAAAGGGAAGTTGAATGGGTTTGGAGCGAAGTTCTTCTTGGATAGCAGGAGGGACATAGTGTTGAATGGTAGATAACATAATGGTCGGTTGTCCAATTTGTGAAAATGGTTTGGGAGAAAACACATAGGGTGTTCCATCCGGAAAGGTATAGGTAAATTGTGGAACATTCCAGGGCGCAGGTTTAAATATGGTTGGATCACTACATACGACCAAATCTTCTAGACGGCGCAATACACCTTTGATTCGAAACTTCTGCCAGGCCATGGCCACAAGGGGAAATCCCGCATCGCCTGGACACTGCATACCTGGAAGAGGAAGAATAATGCGTAGATGACCAGGAGTCGCTCGAAGTTGAATGCCTCGCACAGTGGGTACATCGGTGTATGGATTCATGGTTTCAATAAGTCCACCATTCACTTGTTTTAAAAAGCTGCGATTCCAGGATCCTTCTGATATTTGTTTGGCATAGAGACCATCGCCGCTCCATTCTTGAATAAGAAACTGGTCTTGAAAGAATTGTATCTTTTCAAAGAGAAAATACCCTATTGCATTTACATATCCATAGGATAAATGTGCAGGATCATTGGTGGTAATAGGATAGAGCCCGTTTACCACAGAAGGGTGACAAGGTTGTCCATTTAGAAGACGAGGCAGAGAAGGAAGCCAGGTAGGTAAATCAATTTCTAAGGCGCATTCGGTAAGAACATCGCCATAGGGATCAATCTCAACTTCAAATGAATTGCCAAAGGTTGTGGTAGTAATGGGTACTTCTGTTCGACGTTCGGGTAAATGATGTGCAGAGGAATGATACCGAGCATCATATGGAAAGGTGCTCTCCTTTGCATCTTTTACAAAATATTGATCTTTTACGCCACGGGCCACTAATTCAAACAGAGCCCCTTGACCACTTGATTGATTGATGGTGGCCATCCTAATGAAGGGAATGGAATGTTATTTTATACTCTCACCCATCTACCGTAACCACTTTTGGTAAATTACGTAAAAATCAGGATAGATTCTCTTCTGATAGGACAGAGAGTGCAATTTCCAAAAATAAGATTATATGGTGTAAAAACTCAGAAGAAAATCCTTTTTAGAAGACATTATTGGATATCTATCATTTTCTCATATTTAAAGACATATAATACCTATATGATAATGAAATTTCCTATTACACGCGAGTATCTTCAAACGGTTACCTTAGAGAAATTACAAGAAGAAGAAAAGGACCAAGAAATTCAGAAGAAACTTAATGAATATGTTCGCTGCTTATGTAATGAATTTAAACAATACCTGTCCCGCCATATAGAGACCAAACAATATACATGGTTTGGTCTTCATTTGATTCCTACCTCGTCCGATGAGAAATATCTACGACAATTTATCATTCAGGTGCAAGAGCAATTTATTGGCTGTCATGTCCGAACAGATGCAAGAAGAACCTATCTTGTAATTGATTGGTCGTAACCTACATAAATTATAATTAATATTACGATTGATTATAACTTAAATTATATCATAATTATCGAATCGGAATGGTCATGGTATGTTACCACAGATGGTATTGTGTTTCAATGGACAGGTGATCTTCAATAATTACAAGACAGCGCATTACAAGACAGTAACCACTTTTGCTAAATTACGTGGAAAATCAGGATCATATCCCTTACAAATGGCCAATTCATAGGCGAGTAGCTGAAGAGGCAGAATACTGAGCACCGTTTGAAAGTAAGGATTGTTGGGTACAACAATAATCTCTTCAAATAAGGCACGAGAATAGGATGTATCATTGGTGGAATTGGTGATTAAGATTATACGAGCGCGACGAGAATGAATTTCGGATGCAGCGTGAATCATTTTCACAAAATGCTCATCTTGTGGAGCTAATAGAATAATAACTGTGTTTGAATCAATTAAAGCAAATGGCCCATGCTTTAATGCTCCTCCTGCATATCCTTCTGCGTGGATATAGGCAATTTCTTTAATTTTCAGGGCACCTTCATCGGCAATAAATTTCATGGCCCCGCGTCCTAAAATAAAGAGATGCTCCACATTTTGTATTGATCGCGCTAGTCGCTCCATAGGCCCCGATAGGCTATGAATAGCTGCTTCTACATCCATAGACAAGGAACGAAGATGTCGAATATAATGAGTTCGCAAGGTCTGATGGCTGCCGCGATTCTGAGAAAACCATAATCCTAATAGGGTTAATGCAACAATCTGACTAGTAAAGGATTTGGTACTGGCTACACCTACTTCTCGCCCTGCATTTAAATAAATTCCACAATCGCTCTCTCGCGCGAGAAGAGAACCGACTACATTAACAATGGAGAGAATGATATAATCTTTAGCACGAAGAAGAGGAAGACATTGATGAACATCTTTGGTTTCTCCTGACTGAGACAAGAGTACAACACCAACGGACCCATGTAGGGGAAGATCTGCCTCACTCCATTCACTGGCATCGATGCATTGTACACTATGAAAGCATTTGAATCCTTTTATGATAGTTGCTCCAATTTGACCTGCATGGTAGCTTGTACCGCATCCTAGAAGAAGAAGATGATCGATTTGAAGAAGTCGATCGCGTTTTGCGTCGAGACCGCCTAATTTAACATGATCCTCTCCTACGAGGCGGCCGCCCATATTTAAGGTTCGTAGCAGACTTTCAGGTTGTTCATAAATTTCTTTAATGGTCCAAAATGGGTAAGGTGCACAAGAAATTTCAGACACCTTATTTTCAATGACACGCATGGTATGTTCTCGACGAGGATGAAATTGAATCATTCCCTCTTTTTTATGAATTCGAATGATATCATGGTCCTGCAATGCAATAAATTGATTAAAATAAATGGAAAGGGGTAAGGATTCACTTGCTACCATGATACATGTCTCATGATAGGATAGTACAAGTGGGCTGCCATTTTTACAGAGGTAGAGCACATCAGGTTCAAGAGTACAAAGAATGCAAAGCGCCCACGTTCCTTCTAGATCGGAAATAGCTCGTTTAATCACATTATTTTCAATATCATGCTCTGTATTATGTTCCATACAACGCTTTTGTTCTTTTTCCCAATAAAATTCAAGCAATTTAGGAATTACTTCTGTATCGGTTTGGCTGTCAAATACATATCCTTCTTTGACTAATTTCTGCTTCAATTCAAAATAATTCTCAATAATTCCATTATGAACTACTGCGAATTGACGTTTGGAATCTACATGAGGATGCGCATTATCATCTGTTTTTGCACCATGTGTAGCCCAACGCGTATGTCCAATGCCAATGGTATGTCCTGCATGAGAATGTTTATGTTCCTCTAATAATTCAATACTAGTCCGATCTGTGCGACTGGCAAATTTATGAAGAACCAGCGATGAATCAGAAGAAAGAGTGCCGATTCCTGCAGAATCATATCCGCGATTTTGAAGCAAGGAAAGACCTTGCAGGACACGATCCGCTGCAGAATCTGATCCTAAATAGGCAATAATACCACACATAACTGGTATGATTGTTTATTTTTTAACGAATATATTTACGACAACAAATGGCGAATTAACGATGTTAATAGACCGGACAGAAGAGAGATGCCAAGTGCAGAGGGCAAATCAAAGCGATTGATCAACATGGCAAAGACAGCGATGCCGCCAATGATTGCAATAAGAAGGGCACCCACGGCTTCATTCATTGCCATACCTGGTGCTTGTTTTGTAGCCATGATTTTGGCGACGAACATGCGGGTCAGAATTGCCGTAATAAGAGCAGCAACTACCATAACCGACATAACGCCCATCCAATTTAGTTGATATGTGAACGCAGCAATATAGACTGCACCAATATTTAGTGCAGCCGCAACAAATGCATCCAGCATGATTTCGATTGAATCTCGTGTCATCTAGTTCAAATAGATAAAAAATTGACATGAATATCGTGTCATGATAAGATGTATGACGTATCGTCTTGTGATTGTTGAATCACCTGCAAAGTGTCAAAAAATCCAAGGATTTCTAGGATCAGGATGGCGTGTTATTGCTACCATGGGTCATATTCGCGCTCTTCCACCGGATCTTCGTTCCATTGGGTTAGATAGAGATTTTGACGTAAAATATGAATGGCTTGGTGCAAAAGCAAAGGCCATTCAGCAACTCAAAGATGCGGCTCGTAAGGCATCGGGAGTCTATTTGGCATCGGATGATGATCGAGAGGGAGAATTTATTTCCTATTCGGTATGTCAATTGCTCAAATTGGAACCAGGTACTACACCGCGAGTGGTCTTTCATGAAATTACAGAAAAAGCCATCCAAGTGGCAATGGCAAATCCACGATCACTTGATATGAATCGTGTTCATGCACAACAGTCCCGTGCCGTATTGGATATGATGATTGGGTTTACCATCAGTTCTCTCTTGTGGAAAAATGTTCCTCATGCATTATCGGCAGGACGGTGTCAAACACCTGCACTTCGGCTGGTGATTGAGCGAGAAGACCATATTCGTGCATTTCAGTCCAGTTCCAGCTGGAAATTAAATACAACCTGGTTGGCTGAAAAAGGAACATATGACGCTGTTATGGAAGATGAATTGGAAGATGAAGAGTCCGTTGTAAATTATATGGAACAAGTAAATAAAGAGTCACAGGGTACAATTCTAGAAAAAACGATTAAACCATGGACAGAATCTGCTCCGCAGCCATTGATTACCAGTACACTTCAACAACAAACCAGTGCGCTATTTGGCATGAATCCAAAAAATACCATGATGGTGGCACAGCGTTTATATGAAGCAGGTCATATCACCTATATGCGAACAGATAAGGCTGTTCTTTCGGAGGAGGCAATAAAAGAGGGCGAAAAATGGATTGAAGAGAAATATGGAGAAGAATATGTGTTAAAGAGGGATTTGGAAAAGAAGGATTCATCCAAGAAGGATTCATCCAAGAAGGGTTCCGCCAAGAAGGAGCCCGTGGAGCAACTAAATGCCCAAGAGGCACATGAGGCCATTCGGCCTACGCATATGGAGATTCCACATATTGATGGGGAGCCTCAGGAACAGAGAGTATATCAGCTGATTTGGCGCCGTGCCATTCAATCACTGATGTCGGCTGCCAAAGGAGAGACGTGTATTGTTCGAACACAAATCAAAGATGATACGGATTTTATATGGCGATCGCAATGGAGTCATACTATATTTCCAGGGTGGAAACGCGCAGGACATGTGGCAGATTTAGAAGAAAAGGAAGAGGAAAAGGAACAAAGATGGGAAGATGTCCAGTATCTTCGTGTTGGTGCAACGGTACAATGGACACAGATGGGGGCGCAGCCAAAAGAGACAAAGGCACAGGGTCGATATACAGAAGCTACATTGATTCGAGAACTAGAGTCATATGGAATTGGCCGTCCGTCTACATTTGCATCATTAATTGCTGCTATTCAAGAGAGAGACTATGTAGAGGTCCGCGATCTTCCCCCAAAAGAGGTACGTGTCAAAGAATACACGACACCGCCTAGAAAATGGCCGCCTTGTATAACGGAGCAGAACAAGAAAGTCGGAGGTGAAAAGAAGAAACTAGTCCCTACTGAGCTCGGTTATGCTGTTTTGCAGTATGTGCGAAAACATTTCGACGATCTCTTTGCCTATGAATTTACAGCACAAATGGAGCGACGCTTAGATCAAATCGCAGAAGGCGCAGAGCACGAGAAGCAAATCCTGCGAGATACCTGGGCGTCCTATCAAGAACGGTATCATGCCTTGAATACAAAACAATCCAGTACACCGAAGATCAAAGATTTTGGGGATGGCCTAAAGGCAGTACAGTCCAAGAAGGGTCCTCTCTTATTAATCGAAGGCACAGAAACACAGTTTCTAGGGTGGCCAGTGGGCGTCGCATGGGAGGATATAACAGAAGAACGTGCCAAAGCATTTCGTAATGAAAAACAAGAGGAAAAGAAAGGAGAAATAGTAGGATCATGGCGCGACCAGCCTATTTATAAAAAAACGGGGAAGTTTGGAGAGTATCTTCAGTGTGGCGACCTCTCTATTCCCTATCAAATAGAAGAGGAGGCGGCAACCATTGCACGATTCGAAGCCAAGACACAGACGGGACCTCTTAAACAATTTAAAGAATATGTTATTCGAACGGGACAATATGGGCCTTATATTATGAAGACTTCCCTTAAAAAGGCACAGTTTGTGTCCCTGCCAAATGGCGTCAATCCAGCCACACTCACAGAAAAAGAAGTAGAGGCAATTTATAAATTGGGTATGGAGTCGAAGAAAAAGTGGAAGAAGAAATAAAATAGAAATACAAGTAAGAATGACAGAACAAGGGGTGAATGTGATCAATGGAACAGAGAGTCCTGTCCGTTCCCGTTCCGTATCTCCTACGCGTTCAGAAGAGGATAAACCGCGTCGGTTTTTAAATGGATGGTCGAAAGAACAAGAACGACTAATGGCAGAATGGTCCGATCTTGCGATGTGTTATCGATGGTTACATGATAAATCAGAAAAATTTTATCACAGTAAAACATTGTGGATAAATTTGCCTGTTATTATTCTTTCTACTTTAGGTGGAACCGCAAACTTTGGTATTCAATCATTGTTTACAGATGATATGACCAAAAAGTATGCTAGTTTTGCCATTGGAGGCATCTCTCTTTTTGCAGGTCTTCTTACAACAATTGGGAACTATTTACGGTATGCACAGCTGGAAGAGTCGCACCGCGTGGCCTCGATTGCATGGGGTAAATTTCAGCGTTTGATCGCGGTAGAATTGGCACTCAAGCCTGATGATCGCATGGACTCTCTTGATTTTTTGAAGATTTGTCGTGCGGATTTGGACCGATTAATTGAGCAGTCGCCACCTATTCCTGAGGAGTCCATTACCTTATTTGAAAAAGAATTTGGTTCGATTAAGGATCTGAAAAAGCCCGATATTTGTGGTTCATTGGAACATACGCGGGTATTTGAAAGTTCAGAGACGCGTCTCAAACAAGTTGCTACGGAGGCTGCCTTGCTGCTACGCCACAAGAAGAATACTCTGTCTGAACTGGTATCACCGCATATACAGGAAAGCATTAAAAAACAGGTGGAGGAACGCTTGAATGAAGCGCTAAATGATCGTAAACAACGTATTGAAGAAGAAATACAATTGCAGAAAATCACAGCACAACACACGGAGGAGGAATTTCAACGTGCCATGGAGGAGCGTCATCGGAAAATTCAAGAGGAAATTGATGCGGAGAAGCGTAAATTTATAATTGATGAAAATGTATCCACGAGGCGAAAAGCATCACAATTTGAAAATCGTCTACAAATGAAACAGCATATTTTTCAAGGGCAAACAGAATTAAAACCAACTGATTCAAATGATACATTGATTAATGTGGTTGTGATTCCATCATCTGATGTATTAGATGTAAAAGAATAATATTTCCGGTAAATCCTATATGTGATTAATTTTATACTATAATAATAGTATAATATATTATTATGGCATCAAACATCTCTATTTTAACATATGCAACAGGATATTCATATGAAATATTTGAACGGTTTTGTGGATCATTGCGTGATACAGGATTTAGCGGAAATGTATATATTATTGTAAAACAAACCGATATGAACAATATTAATAAATTAAAAGAGAAATTTGATAATATATATGGTTTACTTGATAATATTACTATGAAATTTCCACTAAATTGTCATCGATTTATTATCAAAAAACAATATGTAGATCAAGGTATCATTACTAGTGATTTAGTATTAGTATGTGATTTTAGAGATGTTATCTTTCAAAAAAATATAGAACAATATAATTATGATAATAATGTCGACTTGTATGGATTTTTAGAGGGAATCAATATAAATCAAGATTCAGCCTGTAATACTCCATGGTTAAAACGTCTAGAGGAAATAACAGGAGAATTGTTTTATGATAAAATATCAGAAAATAAAGTAATTTGTGCAGGAACAACAATTGGTAAACTACATGCAATTAAACAATATTTAGACTTTATGTGCAATATGTTAATTAAATATAGTATGACAGAAGCATTAGATCAAGGTATTCATAACTACATGCTGTATCTAAATAAACTACCTGGAATGAATGTAAAATTATTATCAAATGAAGATAATTTAGTAAATACGGTTGGTTGCGATATACACCTACTAAATGATAAGAACCATATTGTGAATCGACAAAATGAAGTCTCTTTTGTTGTTCATCAATATGATCGATTTGGTTTGGATTTAAAACAACGACTATCTAGTAAGTATAATTTTACACTATAATCTGTAAAAAAAAGAATTAATAAAAATTGAATGAAATGATTGGATACAATAGAGCATCCCATCATTGCATACGATGCGTTTTGATAAGGAGACCATCTACCATCTTGTCCAAATGAATCGGCCGATCAAGGCGCTTTGGATGAAGTCCCAGCTTCGAAATGTCCACATTGCTATGATATTGAAGCGTGGAAAAGTAATGGGGATGGCCACCAATCAACTCGGATCCCGCAGCAGTGGTTGTGGATACACCGATCGAACCATTCACGCCGAGAGGGCAGTTATAAAGAAGGTGGGAGATCATACGAAGTTGGATGGAGCCATTATGATTGTAGTTCGAATTTCGAGGGGTACGAATCAGTTGGTTAATTCAACACCGTGTCATTCATGTACCTGTCATCTAGAGAAGTGTGTAAAGGATTATGGTCTTCGTCGTATCTATTATTCTACCTGATATACTGCCTTTCTTCCTCGATGTAAGAAGAAGGCTTTATTTTTTATAGTCGTCGAATCATACCTCTCATTTTTCGAGCCCAAAAAAGGCTTATGCTATAGACTAGTCCAAAAAAGACCCACATTTTCTTTGGCAAATTTTCCATTAAACGATAGCTGCTAATCGGAAAGAGAATGATACGAAATATTAAATAAAGGTCATAGATCATTCGTAGAAAAAATGGATAATAGGGTGTTTGTTTGATAAATGGAAGAAAATTTAATAGTGGATTAACAATTTCAACAATTAAACAGAAGAAATTATATTCAGATACCACGGAGAGAGGAGCACCTACATATTGAATACAATGAAGGATACCAATTCCAATCAAATGGTGAATAATAAAAAAAGAGGAGGGCTGAGTGTGAAGCAAATATCCAAGATCATAAAGAAAATAACCGTAAATATAATCGAGATTATGAAGTGTTTGCTCCGAGGTTTGAAGGGTGGGCGGTTGATGATATAAAAGTCGGACAGTATTTCCAATAAAAAAGAGCTGAAAGCCAATACAGGTAATTAGATTTGCAGCTTGAGGAGTACGAAGCGGTAGATGACGGGCAAATTGATGAAGCGTACTGCAGGATAAAAAACTGACAACAATGTTCATTACTATGAAGAGATGGATAAATTTGTTTAGATGATTCTTTTATGATGTACTCATGATAAAAGAATACGGTCGAGAGTGGGATCGAACCACTGACCTTGTGATTAACAGTCACACGCGCTACCAATTGCGCCACCCAACCACAATGGAGATTGTACTCCATGTATTCCGTAGAAAGAATCTTGCAATTTAAAACGCACCTATAAAATAGCCGACCACAATTCCTGCTCATTTCGACAAAGTGGACATTTGATTCGTTTTTGTATATATGGTTTAATTTGTAGAATGCAATGGCGATGGAACACATGATTGCATTCTAATTTGGCCCACACAGATGGAAGAATTCGATAATCATCATCCTGACAGATTGCACACATTTCATGATACGTAATTTTCGTCATTTGACATGGTTCACAGCATTCTTTTCCTTTTTCTACCAAATCTTCATCACAATATTTACAAAAATAGAGATTTTTGATATCATACTTATCTAAGTTGGGTAATAATCGACTAATAATAATAAGTGGGCTACATAGTTCCGCATCGGTTTCCTCAGACACAATAATATGTTGATGATCTGTCAACTCGATTGAATAGATCAATCCTGTAATCAAATATTCGCCACCCTGCTCATTCTCACGATCAATAATAGTTGCTAGAATCATTTTAGCATAATGATTTATTTGTGTGGCAAATTGAAGCTCACAGGGAATGCGCTGATTGTGACTCATTAAATCTCGCATACGTGCTTGTAGACTTCGACATATTTTCTCTAAACGTGGCAAATACAGCAATTCACCCACCTCCACCCGTTTCATTGATTCTATTTAGCGCTTAGGATTTCACTAAATCTTCGAGTCCTGTCTTCAAATCGATCTTTACCTCCCAGCCAAGTGATTTAAGTTTGGCATTGCTAATGTAATAACGCTGATCATTAAATGGACGATCTTCAATATACGTGATCCATGCATCGTAATCATCCGTGTTGCAAATTAACTTAATTAAACGTTGGGCAATTTCCATCACAGAATACTCATCTTCCGTTCCAATGTTATAGATTTCACCCAGTTGCCCCTTTTCTAAAATACAAGCAAAGGCTTCTGCCGTATCACGCGCATGAAGAAATCCGCGCACAGCAGTTCCATTTCCTTGAATGGTTACTTTCTCTCCTCGTTTTAACTGCTGAATGAAACGCGGAATCACCTTCTCGGGATATTGATTGGGACCATACACATTGTTTCCACGTGTAATAATAATAGGCATCTTATAACTGTGCGCGTAGGCCTGAACAATCAGCTCCGCACCCGCTTTGGTTGCCGCATAGGGATTCGTTGGGCACAGAATCGACTTCTCTGTTTTGTGCAGTTCCTCCGTGGTATTCATAGACTCTCCATAGACTTCATCCGTTGAAACATGAATAAATCTCTCAATCTTGCCATACTTGCGACAGGATTCAATAAGCACATGTGTACCAACCACATTATCATACGTAAACTCCAGTGAATCATCAAAGGATCGCTGGACGTGACTCTGTGCGGCAAAATGAATCACATGGGTAATCTGATGCTCTTTTAAGAGATAACTCACAAATTCCTGGTTACGTAAATTACCCTTTACAAAAATATATCGAGGGTCTTTACGAATGGTTTCATTGACATTTGTCTCATTGGCGCAATAATACATGGCATCAAGATTAACAATACGAGTAACATGTTGTAAGGGAAAATAATAGTTAATAAAATTGCTACCAATAAATCCACATCCACCGGTAATAAGGAGAGAAACCATTTTATAAATAAAAGAAAGAAATGTTTAAGCTAGAATTTACGCGTGTAGGATTTAAAAAAAAAGAACAGATTCTATTTATAGAATCATGGATAAAATATGTAAAAAATGTGCGGCAGATCCGCTCAGCCATTCATATAAAAAAGTCGCGGAAAAAAATGGCATATCCATTTATTATACACAGCCCTCTACTGCAAAATTATATAACGATATGGATGGAATTATCGAACATGTGGATCGAATGATGAGTGTCAATGGATCTAAAAAATGGACCTGTATTTTTAATGGAGAGGGTTTTGAAATGAAACACGCTCTTGAGTTTACAGCAGGGGTTAGGTTGATTGAGCTTCTTGGCATTAAATATGGTGAGACCCTACATGAAATGAAAATCATCAATACAACATGGTATTTATCATGGGCATTAAAGATTGTGCAAAATACATTAAATCCGGACATTATTAAAAAAATTAAAATATTGGATGATCGCCGTTATAGTGTATTAGAGTTTATTTGAGTAGCACGTTGTTCCAATAATGTATCTATACTAGGAGAAACATAGGGTGAATAGTGTTGAATGACCTGATCAACAATCGCTTCTTGCTCGGGTTTTAATCGAAGATTTTGTTCATATAGTTGTTGGCGATAGGTAAGCAAGGATTCCAAAAACTCAATACGTATGGGCAAATGAGATAAGCCAAATTGGAGATTATGAAATACGTTCCGAACATGCCATATATTGGTATGAAGATAGCGCTGTTTAAAAATAAGTTGATACATAGAAATAAATGTGTCCATTCGTTTTGTGCGTTCGGAAACAATGATCATATAATAAGGCAAATAAAAGTCATATTCCTCCCTCTTTACAAATAGATAATTTGATACTTTTTGTGTAACACTATTATGTTCCATCATATCCTGAATTAAGGTGTAATAGGCATAGGCTACATTGTGTAGCCCATTTGCACCATAATATTTAATCAGCCGATAAATGCCTTCGACGCGCTTTTTATTATGCCGCACCGATTCAACCAAAAATCGCAGCCCTTCTTCTTCTTTCTGAAGATGCTGATACGCATCATAAATTTGAATACAGCTTACATATTTCTCCTCGGACCAATTGGGCAATGTTAGGACTTTTTTATAATATTCGATTGCTTTTTCATACATCGCACAACAATTATAGCTTTGTGCAGTATAAAATGCATAGCGAGGATACAATGAATCTTTTTTCTCAAAGGATTCTTGAAATGCAGCCTCTAGTAAAAGAGCGTCTTTCTTATATTTCTCAGGATCCTTGCTACGATTTCCTCGACGACCTGAAATAAAATAATAATTACCGATAACATCCGTGGGTTCGCCTACTTTTTCAAGGCAGGATGGAGTTTCATGTAGTACACCAATATAGCACCATTTTTTATGATTGGTAAAGAGTTGACAGCGAGAATATCGTAAACCACTTGAATTTCCAAAGGTAAAACGATAATAATCGGCTGTTAAATCAGTGGGCAATTTAAAATCACCCGCGATCTCATCATCTGCATCCCATACAAATGCATAGTCTGTTTTTTGATAAGCTTTCTCAAAGACAATGGTGCGATTGTAGGCAAAATCACGCCACGGTGTTTCATCCAGTTCACCAGGAATGCTCTCTTCTGCAAAATAGGCGCGGATGAGATCCTGTGTTCCATCGGTGGAGCCATTATCATTAATGACCCAGTAGTCAAAGGTAATAAATTTTTTCAAATGACGAAAAGTCTCAATAATTAAATGCGCCTCATTTTTTACGATCATAGCCAAGCAAATGGTCTTCTTTACATCTGTCATTCTATAGCAAGATGTAAGGATATGGTTTAAGCCTAATTATGATGAATTGTTTTTTCTCCTTTCTTCTGATTCTTTTTTCCATTCAGCAAGATAAAGTAGTCGTTTTTCTTCTAAAAGTTGATTTTCTTTTATACGTACTTCTTTTTCTAGTAATTCAATTCGTTCTTCTGCGTTAGACCATTCTTCTGATGTAATTAGCTCAGATAGGATGCGATAACGCAATGAAATGATAGCAGTCGGGAAAAAACAAATGCTTCCACCTTCTTCTTCGTCATAAGGCCCATATTCTGATGTATCCTCCATGGTCTTCTTTTCGTAAATTTCAACATGGAACATTCCACGAGGGCTAAGGAAAATACGCTCAACAGGCATCGCCCCATCTTCTATGTAAAAATATCCATTATATACAATATGACCTGGTTCGTGTGAAATTAATTCCTGATTATAAGGAATTCGTGCATAACCGGTTTGTCTCCATTCTATCCAATCATGCTTCTCTTCCATGAGATAGCATACACGATTCTCTTTAGATACATGATTCACAGTCTTGAAATAAGTTAGGAATAAATTGGCATCGTTTAATACATTGCATTTCCTTTTTTGTGAGAGATTTTTTAGAGGTACGTGTCCGCCCATTTGGATCACGAAGAGTAATACGTTTGGTTCCTCGATTTCTAGAAATGGTAACTGTTTTAGTTTTAATATAGCGTTTGCCATTAATGATAGTCGTATAGGTTTGTTTCGAATGATACATTCTATACAGATTTGTGAAAATAAGGCAGTAGATTTTGAATACGATATTCCACATAGGGTGTGACAGATGCACCCTTCACATAATTTAGTGCACCTCCTTTCATGAGAATAGCATACCCTCCGTTGGCTAATTGAAAGGGTTTGGTCAGTGTATTAAGATAATTATAGGGTCCTTTAGTGGCCTGAGGATCGGACCAAACGGGAAGAATATAGTCGCTTAATCCCACAGTAACAGTTCCTATTTTTACAGGTATAATGTTGCTTTGCACGGGATCACATACTTCAGCAGGAACAAGGCTGCCGCTGGAGAGTTGCCACCACACATTTACATTTTGATTCGCAATCAATTCAAAAATTTCATGGGAGAAAGCTTGGGCCACCGTAGGTGTACTAGATGTTTTTCCCATTTGAATGGCACCACCATAGGATAAAATGGTTTTCACAAATACTTTTCCATATGGTATATTGGAAGATTCGGTATGATAGGCGAGGGCTCCTTCCTGATCACTTGTGTCCATAAATACGCAGTAGAAGGATGGAACCGATTTCATAGAGGTGGGGGCAGCTTGGCAAATAAATTGTCGCGCTTGAGGGGCCCAGGCGGTACAGAACGCGGGTAGAAGTGTGTTAATTGCAGTAATCATAATCATCATGTCACTGGTAGTTAATACCGTGCTTTTATTAAAGCAATAAATCGGTTGTGCCATCTATACAAAAAAGAGAAATTATACGGCGCGTTTTTTGGGGGGTTTAAGTAGAAACATGCCATATGTACGGGTTGAAAAACTTGCTAATGAAAACGGATCGACGCTTCTTAATGGAGAATATCTTGATATTACTCCATTATATTCCCAAATGAGTCGGATGAAGAGCACAGGCTCACAAGTTGATGTAGATTCAGAAATTTTATTGAGACTAATACACAGAAAAGATCCATCATTTCACATATTCAAAAAGGATGCTACAGACAAAAAATTTAGTATTAAGCTTAATGGTTTGAATACGATTACTTTTAAAATATCACAAGACGAACCTAATGCAGCATTGCCAACGGGAGGTCGCCGCCGCACCAAGCGTTCCAAGCGTTCCAAGCGTAGCAAACGCACCCGCCGTGCGAAGCGTAGAGCCTAATCGATTCTAGCTATTTGTGTTGAGTGCCATTCAGGCTTTGAACACAGATTTATCCTTGATGTCTTTTACGAGTACCTCCTTTATTAGAAAATCCTGACATCATAGAGCTAGCAATAGGTAAACCAGTAGCAGCTTCAACTGCAAATGCAGGTACGATAAGAACTGCCGCTAACCCATATTTAATTGTTTCAGTTAATACGGTTAATGGTATAAATAATTCAGTTTTTAACTGTGCATTTTTTGCCATGTAACTTTTCATTATCCCATTTATTCTATCATATTTTTCCTTGATATCATTTCCTTCCATACGCTTTGTAATTTGACTCCCAATCTTTTTATTTTCATATTCTGCTATTTCGTCCTGTTTTCGTTTTATTTTCTTTTCATACTCTTTTATGTTGGCATCATATTTTTCCTTTTTGTCAAGATATGGGTTTATATCCTTTTTATAATTTATTTTTGTATTATCTGCGGATTGCCCCCACATTTCTGTATATCGTGTCATATCGCCATCTATTTTTCCCTTCATAAATGCATCTATTTTTTTCATCTCATCATGTACCGTTTTCATCTCATTATATACCGTTTTCATCTCATTATATACATTTGGCATATCTTCATATTTTTTCATTGCAATCTCATATTCTTTCATTGCATTCTCATAATCTCTTAATTCTTTTGGATAATCTCTCATCATCTTTGTAATATTTCTTATTTGATCACTACGTGATAATTGTGTGAATTCCTCTGATATCGCATAAGATTTATCGCCCATCATTAGATAAACTATTAGTATACCTTTAGACACTTTCTGCATTCCATTATATACTGTCCACATCCTAGCATATTCGTCCTTCATATCTTTGTATTCATCATTTTGTATTGTAGGTAATTGTTTGTTTACCTCTTCATCAAATATTTTCTCTACTTCCTTAATCATATCAATTATATTTTTATTGTAAGCAAATACCTTCTTATACTTTTGAAGCTGCTCCTTAAACGCAGTTCGATTAATATTCATTAATTCTTGTAATGTAGGATCAACATACGCTACATTTTTATTAAATCCATACATTGTTACTGGCTTACCATTGCGATTAAACGAATTTATTCGTATTTTACCCTTTATATTTTTATGTTTATACACCTTACGAGTTGTATTAGATTGTTTACTATTTGGTTCTTCCTCCCATCTATTATTCAAGCTATTTTGTTGTATATTATGTTTAACCTCGCCCTGATTTTTACTAGCAAGACTAAATCCTTCAGGTACACTACCCTTAGATTCTACTGAACCCATGTTCTACTTTATATTCATTATTTTACAAATGCATCACATATTTATTGTATAAATTAAGCCTGGATAAAAATAATGCATAATATGGTAGAATGATGTTTACCAGTGAAAAGGGACAAAAACCAAAATCAATTCGTTTAAAATCCGGAGAATCATCCTTTCCATTATTGGTAAGTGGTCAAGGTATTGTATTATTTCGTCATACAAAAGCAGACCAAACATGTATTTTTTTCTTGTATACCCATGACAAATCCGATGGATTCCGTATAGAACTAACACAAACCGCAGTAGTGGTACATCGTATTTCTACCAATCAATCCTATGTAGATCCAAATAATACATCGGGTTTAACTAATTATCCGGGTGCGTACTATTGGTTTAGTCTCGATGCACAGAATCAAGCCCTTCTTTGTGGAGTAGGAGAAGCCCGTGTAGAAACCGTTGTCTATCGTGCAACCATGGAATATACATCCGACGATGAGAGAAAGGCAAACAAGAAATTTATGGAGAGCATTGTAAGTGTTCAGGTTGCATCCGATAGTGATGTAGAACCAATCCGGATGATTCGAGATCCAGTTACAGTAAAGATACCAGCTATTGTACGACCCACGGAAACACTATCAATGGATGATGTTGCATCAGGAATGTATTTACCAAAAGCAAATTTACCACTTCCAGCACAACAACTATATGATTGTATTTCAGGTAGCCAATTTACGCTTGATACAGAAGATTTTCCTGATTTTGTACAGGCCATTGAGAATAGTATTAAGAATCTATCAGGATGGTGTTATCAGACGCTTCAGGCAAAGAGCCATGAATTTAGTAAGGATAAGCCAAATCTAAATGAGACCTATTTACGCATTACTCTTGGGCAGAATAACGGAGAGTCGCCAGGTATTCCCTACGTAATGGAGATTTGGCCCGTGGGTCATTATTCTCCGATTCATAATCATTCAGAGGCACATGCCATTATTCGTGTATTGAATGGTGAAATTACGGTATCACAGTTTCCATTTCTTTGCGCTACGCAAGATGGAATTAAACCATTTTCAATCACGAATTTTCATAAGAATCAGATTACATGGATTAGCCCGACATTAAATCAGACACATCAATTACATAATCTGCCTGAAAATGCAAGTACATGTATTACTATACAATGTTACCTCTATGATCAGAAGGATAATGAGCATTATGATTATTTTGACTATGTGGATTCGGATGGAAATATTCAACAATATGAACCGGATTCGGATATGGACTTTGTGGACTTTAAGGAATTAATGAAGAAGGAGTGGGAAAATCGATTGGTAGCATCACGATCCTTACTATCCTGTTTTTCATGTACAACAGCTTAAAGTGACAAATCAATGATAGATTGTGGAGAAATCCACACACAAGGATGACCGAGTGGTTAAGGTGGGCGACTTAAGATCGCCTGAGAAATCATCGTGGGTTCGAACCCCACTCCTTGTATTGTTTTGAGAATCTTCAAGATCCTGAAAACAATATTAAATCGAATAAAATTTCTCTATAAATAACGCTTTGAAAACTCAGTCGTAACATATTCAACCTTATTTAATAAATTATACTGAGTTCCAATTAAAATAAGAGATGCTGCCATATTGCCTTTATATTCATCTATACCATATGGAATGAACCCGTTTGCTAATAATTCATCCATATTAAATGACTTTGGAAAGAATGTTAATATTCCTGGAAAAATCTGTACAAATTTTTCAATATAAAATGTTATAATAATAATTACTACACTTTGTAAAATAATCCATAAAAATATATTTAATAATGGATCTGATTTATTTAATACTGGAAATATAGCGTGTAATAGTATACCTATAAAAAAGAATACTATACAATATAAAATACCGTATTGTATTGATCCACTGATATTAATTAATCTAACCGTATCTAGACGGGTAAAATCTTTTATTCCAGCTTCAAAGTGTACTTTCGGATCTTCTGATTTATTTCCTGGCACATAGGACATCTTACTATATAGATAGTTTATTTTAATCTATATTGAGTAGTAGATAAATAGTTTCAAAATGCATTAATTGTACCAAATTGAAATAGTTACATACCAACTGGCCGCATCACAGGCGATTCCAATCGTATGGCAGGTGGCTCCGTTGTTGTTCGCAACGTAGATACATACTTATCTACAATGATCGGCAGATTAAATGCAATCAAATGATGAATCGCATGGAAATAATTATATTCATAGGCAACTCCTATAAAAAAACAGGTTATATCAATTGCTGCCAACCCTACACCGAGATGCAAATATGAATTATAGAGTGCAACCGAATTCATTTTTTGATAGTGTACCCCTGTAATAATAAGAGTGATAAATGCGGTAGTTGGTAATACAATGACTGCACCTAACATACTATAGACCATAGCCAAAAGAACGGTTTGAACCAGGAAAAGTTCGGTTCGTAATTCGTAGTGATTGGAAAGCATAAGGTAAATGGAAAATAAATAGATGGATAAATATGAATAGAGTCCATCAAGAAAATCAAAGAGCCCGTTATCATGAATCCGATAGAGGTTAGACCAATTTAAATGATGAAAAAAAGAAAAGACAGAATTAAAGAGGATCTGAAGGGAATAGAAGTACTTTTTGTGGTACTGGTAGTAAATAATACAAGGTAGAGAACTAAGATTACTTAGAACAACAAAGTACTCGCTCATTGGAATAACATAGGATAAACGGGTTTAGATGGGGATGAACCTAAAAAAGAAAGATGATATATGAATATGTCACTGTGTCTTCATTGTAATCTATTCACAGTAAAAGGAAATCCCGTTAACGAAAATAAATATGTATCGATCTTTGTTATGTGGTTAAGTACAGCTCTTCGCTATGGTGGGCTTAATGGTACGGATCAAATTCATCTTACCACCGATATAGATACTTTTGAGTATCTTAAAACGTACACTGCTTTTTGTGGTCTAATGAACACGAATACTACATGTCCTACACATCTCTCCTTGCATTCTCCACCCACAACTCTACGTGAAGGTATGGCAATGCGATATATGAAAGTGAAATATACACAGGATGTATACATGTACTGTGACATCGATGTTCTAATTGTAAAGCCATTGCGCCCATTATATGAGTCACTACCTGTAAATACACTTTGTCTTCATGCAGAAGGTCTACTATCCGATAGCAATTATGGCGCTGCCTTTAGTGCAGAAGAACAAGCCATGCTTCCATCGGTTCTTCCAGGATTTAGCTCGGGAAAATTTATCATATGTGGTAAGGATTTGTATACTCGGTTTGTAGATACGGTTATGATGCTACAAGCACATCATTCATCCAATTATTATACCATTGATCAACCCTTCTTTAACAAAGCAGTATATTTACTGATTAAGGATCCAAATCAACTCATGATGATTCCTCCTACCTTTATTTCGCCAAATGGACATTTTTTTAATACAGAGTGTATTTTATTAGATGCAATGGGTGTACCAGGCGACGGAGAGGTACATTTTCATAAGATTCTAGGGTATTTTACTCTGCTTCATTCTAATGTACTGGAACCAACGCTTCTTAAAAAGAGCTTAAAGACATATGAACTACAATATAATGTGGCGTCGATATAATGGACTCTGTGTGCACAGGTTCTATATCGACTATCTTCAAGAGGTAGTATCTTCTTGAAGAAGCAGCTGTTGTTGCTTCGCCGCCTCTATAGCTCAATTGGTAGAGCAACGCTTTTGTAAAGCGTAGGTCGCTGGTTCGATTCCGGCTGGAGGCATCCTCTATCGTCTAGCCTGGCTCAGGATAAATGACTTTCAATCATTCGACGCGGGTTCAAATCCCGCTAGGGGAACTCTTTTTTGATATATGATATTGTATCAAAATAGCCGATTCTATCGGTTATGCCCCTGTAGCTCAGACTGGCTAGAGCGACTGCATAGTAAGCAGTAGGTCATTGGTTCGAATCCATTCAAGGGCTATTAAAAATAATTCAAAATGATTTTTAATAGCAAATAGTTTATCTTATAAATTATTATTTTCAATAAACTGTCTTAAATAAGTTTCATCATGAATATGCACATTACCATCACTTAGTGATTTATTTAAAAATCCATTACTATCAGTGTAATTATTATAAATATTGAAAAAACCAAAATTATATTCAATACATTTATGCTGTAATTTTTCATTAAAATATAAAACATATGCTTTTCTTTCCTCGTCTGTCCCTAAATATGGATATTCAGGATTTTCAGGAGTATTATATTTTTCAATTGGTGGAACAATATTATATATAAATGTTTTAAGATTATCAAATGAATCCACCGCTTTTTTAATTTTTATAAAATAATTATGTATGATGGTATTAATAATTGATTTATAATCATTGCTTTCTGTGATATATTTATGTATATGGCAGCGGCAATCAATTTCACCAAAACAAAATATTACTGTATCCCCATTATTTACATTATATCCATCTGTTATATTAATACCATCTCGACCTATAGAATAACATAATTTTGGTCCTAAATGATGTATTTGAATATTTGGAATTTGTCTCCAACCACTATAAGAATGACTATCTCCAAATGTATGTATACTCATTATATATTAAAGATGGAAATTAATTATTTGATTTGTCAATTGTAAAAACAATATCATCATAACGATTTTTATTTTGTCTTAAATCGTATATTTTGATAAATTGTAATAAATTTTCCGGAACTTCATTTTTAAGTATATCGATCCAATCCCACGATTGAACATCTTCAATGATTAATATTCCATCATCTGTCATTATTTGTGAATATAATTTTATAAATGATTTCATACTCTCTAAAGTATGAGGTCCATCATCTAACATAAAATCGCACTTTATCTTTTTATTTAAAAAATGGGTAATAAAAAAATCATCATTATAGGCATTGATTGATGTATATAATATAATTTTTTTATTATTTTTTATATCTTTATATACATCATTAATATTCATAATATCTAATCCATATACATTCGCATTTGTAAAAAAATCACTCTATAATTTTATACTTCCTCCATGACATATTCCTACTTCTAATACATTTTTAGCTGTTTCCTTTTTAGATATCAATAATTTTTGATAGAGAGGCAAATATGAATGTGTAGTATTTTTATCAGTTTTTGAATTATCAACTATTTCTTCTAAACTCATCTTAATATATGTATATATAATCGCAGTTTTAAAATTATGAAGACATAAAAGTTACTAAATAGGCGGAATATTTTTAATAGATTTAAATTTAAAGATACATTAATTATACGATTAGATGGTAGTTCGTGTTGGCATCAATGGTTTTGGGCGCATTGGTCGTAATTTCCTTCGCGCATGTTTATCGTATCCTGAGATTCGTGTAATGGGCATTAATGATCTAACCCCCATTGAAACACTCGTACATCTTCTCAAGTATGATTCTGTTCTTGGACCACTTCGCGAGGAGATTGCCTATACCGCGGATACTATTACAGTAGGTAGTCAAACATTTAAAGTATTCTCGGAGCGTAGCCCTGATCTAATTCCATGGAAGAGCGTCCAGGTAGACATTGTAATTGAATCCACTGGGCGTTTTACTAATGGTGCAGATGCAAGAAAGCACATAGAAGCAGGTGCCAAAAAGGTTATTATTTCTGCTCCTGCTACGGATGAGGATTGCACCATTGTGATGGGAATCAATCATGATATCTATGATTCTGAGAAGCATCATATTATTTCCAATGCATCCTGTA